TATCAAACGTGAAGATCACTGTGTTTTCAGATGTAACATCCATCAAACCAGATGTTGCAGCGTAGCCAGAAACCTCAACTCTCGCATCTAAATTACGATCCTGATTCTTCTTGTAAATCTCAATCATGGGATCAGTAACCAGCGATTGCTTGAAGAGGTTTACGATGCTGCGGTCAATGTTGGCGTTCTCCAAGGTGAACTCGTTTGTAAACTTAAGATCAACCTTCGAGCCCAGGACCAGATAGTTATTTTCAAGTCTGGTTGCAACACGGAACAGGAGAGGCTCTGTCACACCGAAGAACCTATCCTCAGTGAGGGTGAACTCATTAATAATAGTGTCTAGATCAGAGCCTGTATTTCTCTTGAGAGTCCAGACATCAATGTAATCCCCTGTGGCAGACACTCTATTCGAGATGGTAGTATCTCCAGAGAGGTTAAATACGCCATAAGGAGTATCCTGCACATCATTCAAGACAACTGCATACTTACCAGTGGAGAGTTTATAGATGCCCGAAGCGTCTGAAACATTGTAGTTGCTAGCGTCGAAAGAACTAGAGTTAGTTCGAGAGTTACTATTCGAAAAGTGCATGAGCACATTTCCGCTAACATCAGACTTGATCTCACCGTCAGAGTTTATAACTGAGCTAGGAGATTGATTGTCAGAGGCAGCAAAGATAGAGACTCCGCTGATCTCATAAGGATCGGCATATTGCCCATCATTGATGAAATACAGTATGAGCGCAGTCGGACCTAACACAGTAGGTCTTTCATGCCTTGTGGTAACTTGATTATTATTGATTTTCATGCTAACTCTCCAGCTTCTTTACCTCTTCAGTGTAAAAATTAATGAAGGCCAAACGTTCCTTCTGAGTCATAATCTTTACATCTGAGTAAGATAAGCCTACCTTATTTACTAATATATACGCTTGATAAAGAAGATCCTCTGAGGATAAACTGTTAGTTAGCTCACTGAAAAAAAACTGACATCCATCGGGACCGCCATGGTTTCGCTATGAGTGCATTCAGGACACTCAAAAACGAACCTTGGATTGACTCCATACTCCCCTTTATTGATTTCAGATATAATTTTCTTGATATCCTGAATATGCATACGTTTCAGAGCCTTTGAGATAAACACTGGATCTGAATTGCCATCAATCGACACCACAAACCTATACATGTTCTTATAGACTTCCTCAGAATTGCTCAGGAATATCTCTTCACGGCTTCTTGGGAATCTAACCTCAGCTTCAACTTTAAGTTTAGGTAGTTTTATTTTTCTAGGATCCTCTAAGTCATCAGGCACCTGAGTCATGTTAAGGTGCTGGGAAAGACTCAGTGATGTCTTAATTTCTGCCGTACATGCAGGGCATGTAATGTTAAAGTCGTAACTATCTCCATATGAGACCTCTCTAACTTTCATAAGGAGAAACATCTTATCCATCGACAGCAGATCATCAACATTAATACCATCAATAGACTTTTCAAGAAGTTTGGACACTATATCTGTCTTGGCATCCTTGGCGTTTAAGATCTTTTGCTCATCTAAGAAAGTTAGAGGCTTAACATCAACCCCTTGAAATCCCGTATAAAACTTACCCTTAGATGGCAGATCTGTGATAGTGATTGTGTCGTCGGAGGACTCAGCGAATAAAGCGTTCAGAGCATCCTCTCTAGGATCTCCTGAACCTCCAACAATTTGTTTGTTCTTACTCATACTACACCTTTATTGCAATAATACTATTATAGTATATGAAGATAGTAGTAGGTAACTTAACGTCTACCTTAGAAACAGATAATCCTAAGATAATATCCGCTCTGAGAAACAAATATGCTTTCTCAGTCCCAGGGTACCAATACTCTACTGCTTACAAAAGAAAAACGTGGGATGGGAAGAAAAGATACTTCGGAGCTAACGGTAAGTTTAGAACTGGTTTACTTAGACGTATTGTAGCAGATCTCAATGAGATTGGAGCAACTGACATTGAATGGGAAAATAAGCCTGAAGAGCAAGAACCCTTTATCCCTTCAGTCGGTAACTTTGAATATCGTGAGTATCAGAAAAAGGCTATCTATCAGTGTCTTAAGAAGCGTAGAGCTATCGTAGACAGCCCTACGGGTTCTGGTAAGACTCTCATTATGGCAGGTTGTATTGCTGCCTTACAACACGATAAGGATATTACAGCAGTTGTCTTGTTCCGAGAGAAGGGTATTCTCAACCAGACTTACGAGTTCTTTAAGCGATGTGGTATTCGTGATCTAGGATACAATTCAGGTGAAGGATTTATTGATGGGAAGATTATGTTATCCACAGTTCAAAGTATTGAGCGTATAGTGGATACACACCTACAAGCTGATTTGCTTATGGTTGACGAAGCTCATCAGTTCTGCAAGGGGGAGACCACCATAGCAGCCGTTGAGAGCTTCCCTAACGCCTCCTACAGGCTTGCATTCACTGCCACCCCTCCAAGGGAGAAGGCAAAAGATATCAACGCTAGGATGGTCCTAGAGGGCGCATTCGGCCCTGTATACACGACGCGCACAGCAGAGGATCTAATCAAGGATGGTGCTCTTGCAAAGCCTATCATTCAGGTTGTTGATAACACTCCAGTCTCATCTGTGCCTGACGACCTTTCCTATCTTGAGATATACGAAGAGTATATCGTAAACTGTGACAGGCGCAACGACAAGATCAAGACAATTGTATCAAAAGTATACCAGTCTAATCCTAAGGCTAAGATCCTCATACTTGTAAAGAACTTGCAACATGTAGAAAACCTACAGCAGAGAATCGACAACTGCTACACTATTGAGGGTAAAGATGATATCGACAGTAGATATGATATCATTAACAAATTTGTAAAGGATGATAAGCCTGCTACAATTGTAGGAACAAACGTCATGCAGACTGGTATCAGTATTGACGAGATCAGTCACATGATCAATGCCAGAGGATTGTCTGGTGAAGTTCCGACATTACAAGGTTTAGGTCGAGGTATTCGTAAAGCAAAGGGGAAAGACGAGATGTATTTCTACGACTTCTACGACCGTATGCCATACCTTGAGAATCACTCCAAGCAAAGAATACACCACTACGAAACATTAAAGTTTGAGGTTCACAATGTCAGATTCTGAGATACTAACTAAAGAAGCACAAGTTGATACGATAAACAAGATTACGAAAGATCAGCAAAACATGATTAATGCCTGCATAGATACGCTCAAGGCAATCAAGGACGGTGACAAGATTTCAGAGGCTACACTGCGTAATCTGAACAGCGTAATGAGAGAGCTAGATTCCTTACGTGAGTTGTTCTATACTCGCCTGTTTAACTCTCTCAAGCGTGGTGATATGCTTCTGGGTTAGGGTGTAAAGTCACTAAAATCTTTAATGTGACCTTCACCTCTGTCAACAGATGTGCTGATTATTTTAATATCGTGCCAATCTACATACATCTTACCACCCGCAGTAGCCTCACCATTGTTCCATAATTTATATAAGAACCCTGTGTTGTCTATTCTGTTGGGCAGGTTAGTTGTATGGGTTGCCACCGAACTGCCATCAATATAGAACTCTGCTTTAGTCCAATCTTCGTTACACATTATTTGAAGAACTGATAAGGTGTAGCTCGACAAAGCAACTCCGGTATCTGTTTCTGTATTCCCAAACTGTCCACTTGTCCTAGCAATCCAGTTACCACCGCCATGACCACATAGGAAATAGACACCGTAGCCTGGAAGGTTATAATCTGTTGCACTATTAGCAACCCCTATAACGCCACTGTAAGTGGCACCAGCAACACTAGCACTCTGCATACACGCTCTAGTTGCAAATGACCACGCCTGACCACTAGCATACAGCGTATCGTTATTAGTAAACATAGTAGCTCGTGCGGTGGTATTGGCATTAACACCTAAACTTATAATACCAGCAACGTCCTGATATTCATTGAGCATAATGCTATCAGCACCAATTGACCCTCCTGATCCAAGCGATTGATACCAACCGTTCTCGGAGGCCCTAGGGGTTAGATAATCAGAAGTCCAGGTAAAGTTAGTTGGTCTACCCTGCCCTAAACGAGTAACCTTAATATCTTTAGTAGTAGTCTCATTGTTAACTGTAAGTGCCGACATGGACCTCGTGCCAGCAGATAACACATATTGAGTGTGGTCATCGTCGCCAAGTCCAATCAAGCTTCCGTGATCAGTAGCGTCTACCCCTCCTCCAAAGATTGATGAGGCAAAAGGCGTAAAGCCTGCGCCGTCGTCGCCCTCTTGATAAACTAATACATGCCCGTCTATGAAGGTGGTGTCGCTAGCAACGTTAGCTAAATCTTCTATATTATGATCTTCAACTCTCTCACCCGTGGCTAGGAGAGCGGCATTCATTGTAACGGGATCCCAATTACTATTTTCTGAATTTCTTTTGAGTATATAATTAGCATCCGGTGTACCAGTCACATCAGCAATGCCTGTTAGATTTGTAGTTTCTTCAAGGAATTGTCCGTCTGCCTCAGACCTTGTGTAGTAGTTACTAAGTAAAGTAGAAGAAGCAACACTAGAGATAGCACTCGTCGCCGTTGATATCAGGACATGGTCAGCATCAACGTTTGCAAACTTAGCACTAGCAGATGTTATTGTGGTAGCACCAAGTGTTATGGTATTGGGGATATCGTTCGCTCTTCCAACACCCGTAACTTTTACTTTAGCTCCTGATCCCGCTTTTAACAGAACTCCTACGTTCTGAATAAGATGACTTGATCCCGTTGGTTTGATCGCTGTTAAACTTCCAGAGGTAGTAGGAGAAACATATAAAATGTCCCCAACATTAGGAGATCCATCAATAGTCAGTGAATTGTCAACATCTGCTGTTCCAAAAGTTACTGCAAGTCCGGTCTCATCTGTAAGTATGTTGGCGTAAACAACACCTATAGAAGGCATTGTGCTTGAAGAATCTGCTCTGGCTAAACTAACTTCAGCTTGATCTCCTTGAAAATTAAAAATATGAACAACTTGACCTGCTTTAAGTTCTGACCCTGATCGGTTTTTTATCCTAATATACTGCTCATCTTCATATGCGTTTATCCAATTAGTTCCATTCCATTGAAGGTGCTGTGGTAACAAACCACCACCCTCACCTGTGTCCCCTCCTAATTTGTCAAATGATATACCACTAAGGCTGCTGAGATAAAGGCTAACATCTCCTGTTTGATCATTAACACTATTGACAGCACCTCCACCTCCACCTGTAGGAGTTTGAGGTTGATACTTACCGTCATCTGTCCATGTTAATACCTGACCTGTTGATGGAGTGGTATCCCCAATATCGGAAAGATCAGTAGTTTTGGGCTCGAACTCAGCAAACCCAGATGGATCGTTATTATTGTCGTAGCTGACTGCTAAGGGAAACCTATTACGTATGGCCATTAATTAGACCCCTTTAACTCTTGTACTTCTCAGGGTCTTTCTTCATTTCCCCTTGATCGTCCTCTTCCTCATCGTCTTCATCACCATCCTCGTCTTTGAGAATGCCCGAAAGAAGAGTTTCAAGTTGGTTTAAGGCATCGAGAACACTTTCTTGGGTGTCTACCTCTTCGGGCTCCTCATCAACGTCACCCTCTGGCTTCTTTTCCTCTTCTGGGATCTCTTCCTCTTCCTCTCCTTCTTCGGGAGTCCCTTCATCGTCCACAACTTCTTTAGCAGCTTTATCGGCATCCATACCCGGCTTAACCTCATCACCACTATCCATAGGATCCTCAGAACCTAAGTCTGGTTTGTTGTCCATATCTTCAACATCATCCAATTCTTCACCAGCCATATCTTGAAGTTTAGGCGACAGCATCTTCAGGACTTCACCAATCTTGCCAAGATCTTCTGCAACGCGGCTGAAATCCATGTAATCCATCAGACTAGCTTCATTGAGGCTCTCGGTGTATTCAGCTTGAGCAAACATCTCAATTAAGAAGTCAGCGAGATCAATGGTCTCAGCACCGTCCTTAGTTGGGAGAATCTGAGCTAAGTCTAAGAGGGTCTTTTCAAGAACCGAACCCTCAGGAGTCTTGCTGGCAAGGGCTTTGAGGATCTCGGTTTCAGTAAGCGCAAGGCTTCTAAACGTAGGGACATCCGTCAGTTTCTTGATATCAATACCATACTTTTCATTCAGAGTCTCGATGACAAAGCTCTTGACTGGCTTCTTCATACGGTAAACGTCGCTAGCAAACGAGTTGAGATCTCTGTTTTTAACATGTGTCTCATTCAACGTTAACGCATTCTGGAGAATCTCAGAGATCTGCTTCTTTGTAGCAAGAGCAAAGTAAGGAATTTCAGTGATGGTCTGAGCAACTTGATGACGCACGACCTCTTCATCACTTTCAAAGATCATCGTAGCAAGTTCGTGGATTTGCTGGTTATCGATCCAAAGATTGTCAAAAAGGCTCTTAGCCTCAAGCATTTCTTTCTGAACTAACTCTTTTCTGCAAAGATACTCGTAGAGATCCACCTTTCCTCTGGTAGAGACCTCAAAGACCTTAGCTTCTTTCAGACCATTTATATCCATACGCGGTAAATCAAAGGAGGTAGAGACAAGAGCAGCTAATTTCATGCCGTTTTGAATACCAGGGGAATCAACACTCTCTCTGTTTTCTTTCAAGAACTCAGTGAGCTTGTCTTTCATTTCATACAGTCTACCGAACTCCTTTGTTGATATGATGGAGGTTTGCTCACCAAAACGGTCAACCTTCTCTTGCAGTCTGCTCTTAATTCTCTCGTAGGACATCTTAGCTTCAAAGAGCGACAGGATGTCATCAAAGGATCCTTCAGCCTCAGTGTAATCAGACTCTAAAAGGTTAGAGAGCATATTTGTAACTCTCTTACCAATCGATTCTTCGTAAATCTTCTTGTCTTCCAGAACACTCGCATCTTCAATCTGAATCTTAGAAAGCTTTAAGACAGGTTTGAAGGAGTATTCTCCGCTAATGACGTTGCCGCTTTCAGTGAGATAAGTCACCACGCCATTCTCAACGCCAAACATCTCGACGTTTTCTCTTAAAGTTCTAGCTAAGTAATCCCCAATTTTGATGAGGTTACTGAACTCTTTACCGCGATTTTCAATAAGATTCGTTAACATGATATAAAAGCTTTCTCAAAATTATTTAGACTGTTCTTCCCCGTCTTGTTTGTTAAAATGATTCTTCATTTTAAAGTCCTCCAAGAGCATCAATAATTCATCGTCACACCCAGCCTCAATCGCCAAGGATTTCATGGATTCAAGATCTAACTGGTTAGATTCAGCAACAGGCGGTTGGTCTTCAGGTGGAGGAGGAACCTCACCACCAACAGGAGCAGCACCTCCAACACCAGGAGCAGCCATTGTCTGTGCATACACAGGGTTGCTTTGATCTTCTTTTAAACCATTCTCAATGTCTGCAATCTCATTGTCTGAAAGCTGATAGTAGTCCTTGTAGATCTTCTTAATCGGAAAGATGCCAAGGCCCTTAACAGCCTGTACGACTCTTGTCTTCATCTCTTCCGTATCGAGCATTCTCTTAATTGCCATGTCGGAAGGAGCAGGTAACTTGATCTTCAGACTATTGACGGATACACTAGGGAATCCTCTCAACATCAAGTGACGCTTCGCTAATGTCTCTAAGCCAATCTCAAGAGATTTCTGTATTCTGGCGATGACACGAGCGAATTTAACATCAAGCTGAGACAGGTTAGCCTTTCTCTCAGGAGCTTGGTCTTTCTCAACAATGTAGTCCTTAGGGATCTTAAGAGCCGCAAGAAGCTTATCCCTGAAGTATTTAACGTCGTCAACTTCACCTAAGTTTTCCGCACCTTTCAACGTCTCTATTTTCGTGCCAGAACTCTTACCATTGACAGCGAGGTAAAAGTCTTCATCAGCAGCTAAGGCGTTGAAGTTTTCTTCAATATTCCCTGTCTGCGAGTTGTAGCTCTTACGCTTCTTAAACTTATCCATTTGCTTCTTAATGTGCATCTCAGCCTTAGAAGCAGGCAGTGAACCCGTATCAATGTAGAAGATGCGACGCTCAGGAGCGCGAACCAGACGGTAGATAAGCATCGCATCTTCCATCATCTTAAGACTCTTATAGGTTACTCGTGCAGCATTAGCAATCGACTTCCCGTAAGGGTAGTGCGTGGGGTCAGAAGTATGTAAGCGGAAGTGAATAATCTGACCTGGGTCAAGACTAATCATGTGTGTATCATCTAATCTAGGACCAATACTACCATAAGAAGACCAATCATTCTTCTTTGGAACTTCCTGTATGAACTGCTTCAGATAACCAAACTCATCTTCAACACGGAAGATATAACCAGGATTAAGGATCTTGATGCGCTGAATGCCACGCTTTGCATTGTTAAGATCAACAATGGTCTCAATGAACATATCTCCATACTTCACGACATTTCTGGAGATGTCCCAAAGATATCTATCAAGATTAACTTGATCAAACATGTCATCAAGCTCGTTCTTAACCATCTCGTCATCAGTAACAATTTTCCAAGGAGTTCCGTCAGCATTCTCCTGGGTGCAATCGTCACTGTAGATATCAAAGGCAGAAGATATTTCTGGGTAGCCGTCCATGTCTTCATATTCCTTGTACCGTTTCTTACGATCATGTTCTACCTGGGGCAGGATTGGGTAGAATGTCTTCTCGTGTCCAAACTCAGAAGCAATCTTGATAACATCCTTGGACTGGACAGCGTCACCCTGCATTGGTTTAGGTGCTGACACCTTTCGCTTACTGATAGGATCAACATATTGGTCATCCTGAACCTCCTCAACCTCTCTGGCAAAGAACTTTTTAAAGAACCTGCCAATCATACCAAAAGGCTTATTGTACGGCTGTTGCGGATTCGCAAACTGCGTAAAGCCTTCTGCCCCTTCTCTTACTTGCCTATCAGCCATTTAATATTCTCTTCAGTTAACTCGTTTCTAGAAGTCTTCACCTTATATGTATAAGCGTTCTGTATGGCTGGTGGGATATAAGTGGTATCTTCTGCTTTTTCTATGAATGCATTTCCTCTTAAGTTATTAAAAACATTAATACCCGTAGCAAAGGACATGATTAAATCGTCATGACAGTTAGTATCTGGCTTGATCTTACCTGATTCAGGGTCAATAATGAAAGTAAGTAGCTCATTGACCAGTCTTTCTGAGTTAATTAAAACTCTACCTGCTCTTATGTTGTGCTCCAGATCGGCTAATAAGTTCTCTTTGTTCTTCTGGGTAATCAGTATTCCTATGTCCCTCTTCTCATCCATCACAAGGTTCTCATACTCAAGATCTTCTTTTAAGAAGTAGATCAGGTTGTTACCGATACCATTCCTTTCAGGGCAAACAAATGCTGTGTTGTATAATTTAGCTTCATCTGCTATAATTCTTGCAAATTCGTTGATAGGTGTCCTATTTGAATAGAACTCGGCAACTTGCTTTCCATTGTAGATGTCAATGATGTGGAAAGCTGAATAGTCTCTCTCACGACCAATTGACGGGTCAGCAGCGAGAACATACTCATGGTTTGGTTGTGGATCTTCCCATATACGCATACGGTTGTTATACTTAATCCAGTAATCGCTATTACAGTTCTCTTTCAGGTTACGTAGAATTTCACCTTCAATGTAGGTTTCACCCGTGCCTAAGAAGCTAGCTTCATACTCTTGTAACCACTCTTTGTAACTATGCTTTCTCCTGGTTTGATCTTCCCATTTGTCCACATTGATTGGAGGATTACAGGATTCCATCTGCTCATACAGCCATTCAAACCCTTCATGCCTCTTGTATTCTGGATGCTCCTGCCATTTAATATCAATCGGGTGGAATCCGTTATCACCCTCCATAGCCTGCGTATACATCTTGTGGAACCAATTACCGATACCATTAACCGTGGATAGACACACCACACGGCCACCAGTGGACGTAGTAGGGCCTACAGCGGCCCAAATCGTATCAATGTGCTCAATGAATGCCGCCTCGTCTAAGATGAGCAGAGAAGCCGAAATAGAGCGTCCAGACTGTTTACCTGAAGCCTTGGACTGAATAGATGATCCATTTTCAAATGACAGCGTGTGGTCATTGTCTCTGGTCGTCTTAGGCTTCATCCAGAACGGTAACTCTTCATACATGATCTTGATACGAGAGATAACTTCTTTTGCTTCTGCATCACCCTTGGACAATACAGCAACTCTCTTGTTTGTACCAAAGATGCAAAAATGTAATGCATAAGCTGCCATCAATGTTGTGCAGCCAGCTTGTCTAAACTTACGAAGGATAGTTAGTCGATAGTCTTGGAACTCATCAAGGATACGCGACTGGAAGGGGTAAAGTTTAAAGTTTACCATTCCACGCATTGGGTGAAC